CTCTTTTATAAGACACGTCGTGTCTCTCCACTCCTAACTTTCAGGAGTAATCCCCTTGCGGGGGCACCCCAGCCGGTTTCCTTCTACCGGCTCGTGCCTGCTTTCTTAGCGTACGACACAGTCCCAAGTTTCCTTGGTATGTGGAACTGAACTAATCCAAAACTCCGACTTATAACCCTGCCATGATGAATGACAGAGTATTCGCTGGAGAACCAGACGCGTTCGATTCCTAACTGTGTAAGCTGAACCGTTGTCAAGTGGTTCAACGAACGACGACAATCTGGGAAGATCATCGTCATCTCCTCTCTGGAACCTTGTGAAATACAAGGCATACCCCGGGTGGCATTCAGATATCTCTATCTTTACTGCCCGTTCGGAGTATGATCGGAACCACCATCCGTCGAATTGACGGTGGCGGGTAACTCGACTCGGTCGGCTTGTAACCGCTTCGTCGAGCTCACCGATAAGGTGACCGTCTCCATAGCCTTCTGGACCCACGACCCGAAGGCCGCGAGGAATACAGCCAACAACCCAAGAATAAACGCCATCGAAACGGCGTAAAAGACTCTCGAGAACCCTTCGCCACCCACCTTTACAGGCAAGTGCGTAGGATTCCCAGGGCCTCTGCGGGATGCAGAGCTTGAGGCGGCTTTGGAACCGCCTGATCGTGTTGGCAGCATAGAAGGCAGGAAGCAGCTTATTAGGCCGCTTTTTGAGTAGGAAAGGTCGTACGAAAGTGCCGTCGAAGTAGTCATGGCCGCAGCTCTCAAAGAAAGATCCCTTAGAAAAGGACTTTTCCTGATTGAGCTCGAATCCACAGGCTACCGTGACCTCGGAAAAGAGGTCAAACGCGTCTCGCGGGATGATGACATCATCCCCGTACACGGACAGGTTTGCACCAGTCCGGACTTCGATACCCAACTCCTCGCAGCACGCGTGAGCGATGCTGTAGAAGATAAGGGTTTCTAACTCGAAGGTGTACGCGTTGCCCATGCTGGTAAACTTGTGAAAGTTATACCACTTACCCTCGTGTTCATAACGAGGACAACGGGCAACTTCAAGGAACTCAAACCACGAATGCGGTAAGAGATCCATGACAAGACGGTACGCAATAGTGTCACTCGCCGATGAGAAATCGACGGTTGCAAGGTGACACCTGAACGCTTCCGAAGCCAATTTTTGATTGACTCCTTGGTCGTCAAGGTTGATCCCGAAGGATCGAAGCCTTTTGCGTAACCAAGTACCGATACCCTTCTGCATCAGGCCGTTTAATAGCGGCTCAATACAAATAGGGCGGTCGGTCTTGGCATCCTTGGGCACGAAAGTTAACTGACTACCAGGTATGAGTGTTACCTCGTGAATCCCGGGAGGGATCCACCCTGGAAACTCCTCGAGAAACTCTTGGAGTATGCCAGTCATGGCGTAGCTGCACTCTAAGGCGCTAGTGACCTTATTGAACACGGAGGTTTCCCCCCGTACCCCATACGCAGCGCCGGGCCCGAAGCTGAAATCCATCTGTTCGAAGGACGGGACATCACCAAGTATGTGAGCGATTTTTCGTGACGCGTTCGAAAGAACACGCTCCACGGAACTACCGAAAAGGTAGCCCTCGTCTCGCATACGGAAGCGATGGTTTGTCCGACGACATAAAGACTCAGCATCATCAAACTTCGACTTAGCCACCTTTTTAGTGTCGATCTTTGTGTCCAAGTAAGGATACTTGGAGAGGATCTTCACAGATTGGTAGTCTAAGAAGAAGCTGAGAGGGTCCACATAACTGAGAGGATTGATAGATTTACGCACCAGCTGCTCGTACTCATGATATTTAGTCATGAGATAGCAAGACAGACTGGTGGCAGTGTCTATCGCTTCCCAGTATTTCTGTGCGTATGATAGTGCGTCCAGGCGAATGTTCGCCCGAATGGCTGCTTGGATGCTCATAGCAGTTACCTCAAATGTCCACCGTCTAGACGACGGCGGTGGGTCCGGGCACTCACTCGGGAGAGTGAGTGTGCAGCTGTCATACTAGGCGTGAAGCTTAGTACGGCAACTCGTACTTCTCGAACGCGTCCGTCACGAAAGTGTTGGACAGTACGTTCTTGATGTACGCCTGCAGGTCCTTACGGTCCTGCAAGGTGCATCGCTCTGGGATGGTGGCGATCAACTCGACCACCGGGCGGTACGAAATCGTAGCCGCCGGAGCGATACCGGAAATCGTGCTGTTGGACACGACCTCCAGCTTCGGAGTCTCGATTTTGATCGAGAGTTTGAGGTTGCGAGTCGCCTCTTTCGAGGGACCCACAGGCCGCGCAAGGGTGAACGTCAGCTTGTTATAGCCGATGTAGACGCCCGCAACGCGGTCTTCCAGCAGCGCATAGTCCGCTAGGGCTTTCGCAGGTGCGAAAGTATGGGCAACGGGTGTGCCCTGGCCGTCGTTGATGACAATGTTGGCGATTTGCGCCATGTCAACTCCATGAGGAATGCTCCGGAAGGAGCGTTAATGAAAACGCGCGCACAAATGCATGCGCGCGCCGACAAGCGATCGGTTTTCACCAACCGCGGGCACAGACGCCACGTGACAGACCTTATTTAAGGGCCTGAAACAGAAGCGCCATCCCATTCGCAAGTTGCCTTTTGGACAACGAGAGATCAGGGATTACCAAGTGATATCGTGGGAAGCCTCCCAAGACATTGCGACCTTTCACGACTTCAATCGTTGAGGCCTCAGTGTCCCAGGTTGCCCCGCCGATTCCGGCGGGCACGATATGAGTCGAATTAAAACTCGACCCTTTGGCATTCCAACTTTCCCACCCCTTCTGAAACTTGACCCCTTGTGGGGGCACAATTGACGAAAGGTAGTTACCAACCGGAATAAACCAGTCGACGACGAAGGAGAGTGGTACCAGCTCCCAGGCAATGTTCAAGGGATTGAACAAGCCGAACGCATCAATCTTCCTGTATAGTGGGTTATCCACCACATAGAAGACAACGCATTTAGCCCGTATTTCACCCTTTACGTGGTTTTTGTATTTCCAGTAGCTATTACTACTTAGCTTCTGACAATCTACTCCGACCACGTCACCGCTTTGTTTACGAAGTACTTCGAGCTCTGGGGGGTTCCTCTTATCGAGGGCCTTACAAGCACCGTATACATCGTGGATCAAAGGCACTAAGCCGTAACTTACGGCTAGTTGCGTGTTAGCGGCCACTTCAGCTACATCTTTCAGCTGAGTTGGTTTCCTCTTGCCAGTTATGGCAGCGAGGGCGCCAGACACGTTGCCCCTTCTAAGTTGACGGATAAACCCTGCGGTTTTCTCCATCGCGCTCGAGACAAAGGCGGCGGTCTCCCGGTATTCACCAAGAGTGACGCCAAGATCGATGTCTACGTCTCGAACCTTATCCAGGACACGACCAACAACCTTATTTCTAAGGTCGGGGATTGACGGGCAGTTCAGCTTATCGCCGAACAGTCCACCAGGGATACTGGTAGAACCATTCGTGACCGCTTCCCAGAAGGTGAGGTACCCTCTGGTTTCGCGTTCAGTCCGAAGTCCGCTGTGGGTATTACCCCACGGGCAGATACCATCAATCCGCCTCCACGAATAGCTTTTCAACGGCAACGATAACCTTTTCTTCTTCAGCTTGTAAAAGCCTGGAGTTGAGGTCGAGGACTCTTGATAAGTCCCCCATTTCTGATCGTGCGTTGATAGGCCGTAAATGGAGCGGTCCATACCTTTAACCTATTTCTGACTACCTACCTTGGTAGTAGATAACCAAAGGAGTCCAAGGGAACTACGTGTCCCTCAGATACTTCGCTCTCTTACGAGAGAAGCCCGTGTTAACGGGGGCAGCATTGCTGCTGACGGATGGCTTGCGAGGC